ATGAAATACCGCGTGACCTGTGGGATTATATGGAGGACATAGCAGATATAGATCACTCTCTGCACGAGGTTTCTATAAAAGAAATCAATGACTTCCTCAACTTTGTGGAGTCAGAGGGTGAGATAGGCCTCCCTGACGAGGAACTAGAAACAGTCTCGCCTGATCCTAGACAGTTGGAAATGTTCGCATGATAAGTCTAACAACTCTATCTCCCTTTGAAGTAGAAATAGAAAGGGAGGTGCGGAAATTTTACAAGGAGACGGGACCCGTGACGTTTACATGGTACTGCTTGTCACCGTGGGCCAAGTCTCAGTGGGTGAAAAAATTCTGGAAAAGGAAAGGCATACCAGAAAATGTGGAAAGCATCAATACCTCTGTCTGATGTTCTGAGAATGGTTGATTTAATAAAACAAATCAACATAGAAAAGTGTGGACAAGAAGAATACAGAGAGATAGTATCCTTCATCCTGACCTCAACAGTAACAGAAAAGGACTAACACCGTGAACATCTTCTACCTACACCCTGACCCCCTCAGAGCCGCTGAGATGCACTGTGATAAGCACTGCGTCAAGATGATACTGGAGACAGCACAGATGCTGTGCACTGCTCACAGAGCCATTGACGGTGACGAGCAGGCAGACAAGCTGGGCATGTACAAGACTGCTCACCTCAACCACCCCTCCACCAAGTGGGTCAGAGGATCACTGCTCCAGTACGAGTGGACCTATCACCTGTTCAAATTCCTCTGCTCTGAGTACACGCACAGGTTTAACAAGGTGCACAAGACAGATGCCAAGCTACAGAAGGTACTGAAGACACCTCCTAGTCTTATGACCAAGATGGCCAAGTGGTCATCCACCTACGGTAACAGGTACACCCAACCACCACAGTGTATGCCTGATCAGTACAAGGTACTAGATGATGCGGTCCAAGCCTATCGTAACTACTACATAGGGGAGAAGGCGTACTTTGCCAAGTGGGCCTACACACGTACACCGGAGTGGTGGACCGTTCATTGAAAATATTCTTGGCACTTCTTGTGCTTGCACTTGTGCTCTCCGGGTGCGCTGGTATAATGGCTGGCGCAACCGTAGGTGGTACTGTGGTTGACAGGTACGAGAAACACCAGCTAGAAAAAAGAATTGAAGAGCTTGAAAAAACACTTGACAAGGAGAAAAAATGATGATAGTAGCTACGCTACGGGGGGTGACTAGTGAAAGATGATTATGATTATCACCCAGATGAACACCCCATAAGAGAGTTCTTGTGTATGGCAATATCACCAATAGGATGGGTTATCTTTGTCTTCCTTTTACTCTTGATCTAAGGAATAAAGAATGATAGAAGAAACAAACCAAGAAGAAGCACTAGTGACACACCAAGCGTGTCCCTGTGGTAACAGTTCAGATGCCTTTGCACTTTACCCTGACGGACACGGTTACTGCTTCTCTCACGCTTGTAAGAATGAGAAGAAGAGATACTCTAAACAAGAACTACCAGAGGAGATGCAAAGTATGCTAGATCAGTACGGAGTTACTGAAGAAACAGAACAAGAAGAAAGTACAGAGGAATTGTTTTCTTCTGTCTCTCTTAGCAAAGGGACCTTTGAAGATATCAGGAATAGAAAGATTAGCAAGGAGACTTGCAAGCTCTTCAACGTCACGCTGAACATGAAGGACGGGAAGGAGACCAACCACTACTACCCCTACTACAATGGAGCGGGTGAGCACATTGCCAACAAGGTCAGAGGGCGGGGCAAGTCCTTCATCTGGGAGGGCAGCGGGAAGGAGGCCATGCTGTTTGGTCAGCATGTCTTTGGCTCTTCCACTGCCAAGGCAGTCACCGTGGTGGAGGGTGAGCTAGATGCACTGGCCACCTACCAGCTGCTAGGCTCTCGCTACCCTGTTGTCTCCATCAAGAACGGTGCAGGCAATGCCCTCAAGGATTGCAAGAACAGCTACAACTTCCTCAACTCCTTCAAGGAGATCGTCATCTGTTTTGACCGTGACGAGAGCGGTACGCAGGCAGCTAACCAGCTATCCAAGCTCTTCCCCAACAAGAGCAAGGTGGTGACACTGGACGAGGGCAAGGACCCGTGCGACTACCTGATTGAGAACCGCTCCGCTGACTTTACCCGGCGCTGGTTTGCAGCAGAGCGGTACACGCCTGCCAACATTGTCAGGGGCGAGGACCTGCTGGACCGACTGCTCAACCAACCCACACCTGACAGCCTTGCGCTCCCTTGGGACGGCCTCCAAGACCTGACCTATGGTATCCGCAAGGGAGAGATGTGGACCATCACCTCTGGCTCTGGCATGGGCAAGACGCAGGTGCTCAGAGAACTGAGCTACCACATACAACAGCACACAGAGGACAACATAGGCCTGCTCTTCCTAGAGGAACCACTGGAGGACGCTGCCCGTGGCATGATGAGCCTCTACGCTGGCAAGCCACTGCACCTACCCACCACAGAGTTTACTCAACAGGAGTGGGACGATGCCTTCCAAGAGACCCTTGCCACGGGACGGTACGTGTTCTTTGATTCCTTTGGATCAAACAACATTGACACCATTGTGGATACCATCAAGTACATGCGCTATGCCTGTGACTGTCGGTACATTTTCCTTGACCACATCTCCATTCTTGTCAGTGACCAGAGCGCAGGTGATGAGCGAAAGGCACTGGACGAGATAGCCACCAAGCTCAAGACCCTGACCATTGAACTGGACATCTGGCTAGGCATGGTCAGTCACTCCAAGCGCCCCGCTGGTAAGCCGCACGAGGAGGGAGGACAGACCTCACTCTCTGAACTACGCGGCACCGCTGGCATAGGTCAGCTGAGTAACATGGTGCTGGGACTGGAGCGGAACGGGCAGGACCCTGACCTCTACCGGAGGAATGTCACGCTGATCCGGGTGCTAAAGAACCGCTTCTCTGGCCTCACTGGTCCAGCCTGTCACCTGCACTATGACCGTGGAACAGGACGCTTGACACAGATAGATGATCCTGATACAGATACGGATGCAGAAGTAGAAGCAACAGAGGCAGAGGACTTTGACGAGGTACTATAATGAAGCGACTGTTCTTGGATATAGAGACAGATGGATTCAACCCTTCCCACATATGGTGCGTGGGTACAATACTACTGGAGGACAACAAGGATGGCACTGAAGTTCAAACCCCTAGACTATTCACAGAGGGAGAAAGAGATAGCTTTGCAGATTACGCGGCACAAGCGGATAAGGTTCTTGGGCATAACGCTATTCATTTTGACTTTCGTATACTTGATCTTCTTTGGGGTGTACGTTTTGAACCAGAGCAAATGCTTGACACCATGGTTCTCTCACAACTTGCAAACCCTACCAGAGATGGAGGTCATTCAATTGAAGCGTGGGGTCAGCGGTTCAACTATCCAAAGATAAACATTGACGCTGAGAAGTTTTATCAGGGGTACTCTGATGAGATGGGCGAGTACTGTATGCAGGACACCAGAATATCTGTCAAGGTATACAAGCAGGTGAAGAAGGAACTGTCCTCCTTCTCTCCGGGTTGTATCAGACTGGAGCACAGTGTCAGGGCTATCCTCTCTGAGCAGGAGTTCAACGGCTTCAAGCTGGACGAGCAGAACGCTTGTATGCTAGTGGCAGAACTGACCGATGAACTCAATACTATCAAGGAGCAGATGCAGGATACTTTCCCACCCACAGAGGTGAAGCTAAAGACAAAGACCAAGTACATCCCCTTCAACCCGGGGTCACGTAAGCAGGTGGCAGAGCGGTTGATGGAGATGGGCTGGCTCCCTGAGAAGAAGACTGACCTAGGCAATGTGGTGGTGGATGAAAGCATTCTCTCTCAGATTGACATGCCAGAGGCTCAACTGATTGCACGGTACATGATGCTACAGAAGCGCACAGCACAGGTGGACTCTTGGCTAGATGCAATCAACCCGGAGACGGGTAGGGTACACGGGAGAGTGATGACCCTCCGCACAATCACAGGCCGCATGGCCCATGCCACTCCGAATATGGCACAGGTCCCGGCTGTATACTCTCCCTATGGTCCAGAGTGCAGGAGACTGTGGGTTCCGGGTAACCCTAAGAAACAGAACCTTGTGGGTATAGACGCCAGTTCCATTGAGCTAAGAATGCTATGCCACTACATGAACGATCCAGAGTACACAGAGATTGTTGTCTCCGGTGACATACACACAGCCAACCAAGAGAGAGCAGGTCTAAGCTCACGCGCACAGGCCAAGACATTTATCTATGCTTTCCTCTACGGTGCAGGCGCTGCCAAGATAGGAAAGATCGTAGACGGCACAGCAGCAGACGGGCAGGACCTGATAGACAAGTTCCTAGAGGCCACCCCTGCTCTTCACACAGAGCGCCAGCGCGTGACCCTTGCAGCAGAGCGAGGGTTCATCAAGGGGCTGGACGGTAGGAGATTGTTTATTCGTTCTCCTCACGCTGCACTGAACACACAGCTACAGGGTGCAGCTGCCATTGTGATGAAGCGTGGCTTGGTCATCTTCAACGACAAGCTACCAGAGGGTGCTCGCTTTGTTGCAAATGTTCACGATGAATGGCAATTAGAGGTTGACAAACCCCTGTCAGATATGGTAGGTACTCTTGGCATAGACAGTATCAAAGAAGCAGGAGAGTTCTACAATTTAAAATGCCCACTGACAGGAGAGTACAACGTAGGTTCCAACTGGGCAGAGACACACTAGAAAGGAGATGAATAGATGGATGCAGCTGGCATAGGAATCACAACATTTTTAGCAACCACTACGCTTTTTGGATTAGACAATCCAGAATTTGTTGAGAAAGTAGCAGAGCACCGAGAGCAAGGGTACACTTGGGAATACATAGGGTATACTCCTTGGACTCAAGAGGACTCACCCTCCATACTGATAGAACCGGGTGAAGGTTTCCCACCGTTTGTTTTGTTTAAACTTACCAAGCCAGAGGAGTAGAAATGTCTGTAGCTTTAGATAACCACATTCTTGAGAAAAACGTAGCTGATCTTCAAGAGCAGTTACAAAAGTCTTACATTAGAAACAGTGAACTCATTGAGCAGAACAATGCACTAAAGAAAGAGCGTGATGCCATGATGCACCACAACCTTTCCATTGATGAGATAAAAAGAAAAGAGAACAAGAATAAAAAAGGCTTGACATCTTACATTGAAGATGCTATGAACTGTAACATCAAAACATTCCAGAATATTCTGGGTAAACTGAAAGGAGCTTAGAGACCATGCCAATTGTACAAGGTACAGCTTACTGGGCAAAACTTGATCCTAACAACCCCGCACAGAAGTATCAGACTACTTCTAGGGAAGATACCGAATGGTGCCTTGACCTTGGGTTGGATACCAAGGCAGTCAAGATGATTGAGGGCATGAACCCCTCTGCATCTGTCAAGGACGGTAAGAAGAAGAACCATGCCAGTGGTGGTCCGTTCTTCAAGTTCAAGAAGAATGCCTTCACCCGTGACGGTAAGGCACTCCCTGCTCCGCGAGTGGTAGATGCACAGAAGAACGATATCTCTGGCACCGCCATTGGCAACGGGAGCAAGGTCAATGTTCTGTTCCGCGCCAAGGAGATGGAGCAAGGACAGTGGGAAGGTAAGAGCGTATTCTACCTAGACGCTGTCCAAGTGTTGGAGCTTGTCCCTTACGAGGGAGGAGCATCAGAGGACTTCAGTGCAGTGGACGGTGGCTACACTGGAGAGGAAGACTTTGCCACAGAAGATAATGGGTTGTAGGTAGAGTCAATGACTAGCAAGATTAGTACTCTTCTGGATGACATAGGTTATCGTTTAGAAGAGGGGCGTCTCCCAGAAGAGGCTAATCTTGCTATCTTTTTAGACGAACTAAAGGAGGTAATGCAGAACTTTTTTGTTGAGGAGTCTAATCGGGACAGCACGGGTAAGCTGCGACTCTCAGCAGTGGGGAGAGAGGACCGAAAGCTCTGGTATGATTTCAACGGCTACGAAAAAGAAAAGCTAACAACTAGCCAGCGAATACGTTTTTGTCTTGGTCACATACTAGAAGCTTTCGTCCTCCTTCTTGCCAGAGAGGCTGACCACACAGTGGAGGACTGCCAGAAAGAAGTGTCTGTTGAGAAGGTCAAAGGACACATTGACTGTATTATAGACGG